TAAGTTGCGCATTCGTACAGTAGATGGTTATCCCAACTACGATCAGTCCGTTTGGGGTAATCCTGGTGCACTCAGAGGAGATGACAAGGAATTGGAAGAGATTTGGAAGAGTGAATATTCTCTCAAGGAATTCACTGATCCAAAGAATTACAAGTCTTATGACGAACTCAAGACCAAGTTGTTGGATGTTCTTCAAATCGATGAAGAAACATTCAAGACTGGAAACAAGAGTGCAAGAGCATCAATTACTGCTAAGAGAGCATCTGCTCCAATTGTTGAAGAAGACGAGATTGAACCTCCGTTTTCTGTAGATGATGAAGACGATGATTTAAAGCAGTTTAGAGCATTGGCACAGGGTGCCTAAGAAGAGGCGGGGATCAAACCCCGCCTTTTTTTTTATGCCGTTTTACTTACACTTGCTGCTCCACCCTGATAGTGCTTGGGTTCAAAGTTTGCTTGTGCATATGCTCTTTGTGCCGATGGTGAATGTGCTTCTACTTTAGTGTTTATTTCTGCTTGTCCAACTTGTGCTGCTTGCACAGGAGGTTTTGGTTGAGGTGCTGCTGATTGCTTTTGAGGAACCTCAATTTCATCCATCTTTTGCTCAGGAGATGCCCCTTTTGGAACTTCTCCAGGACCAGATGTAGCAGGAGGTCTTGGAGCAGGAGCAGGAGTTACTGTTGGTGCAGCAGGAACAGGAGTAGGTGTTTTTACAGATGGTTGCTCTTGTGTCTGTGGAGGACTATATCCTGGAGCACGTGGATTTGTACTTTGTGGAGCAGCAGGTGCTGGTGTTGGGGTTGGAGTAGGTTGCTCTGGAACAGTTTCATTTGGATGACCAAATGTTATTCCTCTTTGCTCCATTGGAACAGGAGTTGGTTCTTCTCTTGGTCCAGGAATGGGATCACCGGGACGTAGAGGAATGTTTTTAGGACTTCCTGTTTTTGCTGCATCTTCTGCTCTTTTCTTTTCTCTTTTTATTTCTTTCCACTTTTCATAATCGCCCGATTTTCTCTCAACAATACCTTCAGAGTGTGCTTCTCCTATGAAATCTGCTCCACCCCAATGTGTCTCTCTTCCACCACCAATATGCATGGTATGAGGTCCCATATAACTCATTCCAGCACCAATTCCAGTTGCTCCAGCTTTGACAGATTCTTTAGCAAACTTTTTCATTATTTCACGATCTTCTGGTTTTCTCATATCCAGAAATTCTTTTTTTCCATCTTTATCAATTCTAAATAATTTTAAATCGGCCGCACCTCCGTGATCGTGTCTTGTCGAACCAACTGCTCCTGGAGCTCCAGGCATTCTTTGTCCACCAGAAACTACTTCGACTTGAACCCCTGCTTGTTCGGCAGCGTATTGTAGTTTCTCTCTTAAATCGTCTTGAATTGCACCCCTTCTAGTTGCCGCAACTTGCCCCTGAAGCTCATGCACAAATTCGGTTCCTTGAGTTGATAATGCAGTAATTTTATCTTTAGAAAAAACTTTTGTTGCCAATTCATTTGCTTTTTCTATACCACCCAACTTATCTATTTGTTGTAATATTGCTTGCTGTCTTGCTGGAGATTGAGTGTCAAGAAAATCAGAAAGTTCTTTACTCATTTTGTCTGGTCGTTCTAATCTAGGTCCAGGAATTGGATCACCAGGTCTCAAAGGGATATTATCTCCACTACCTGTTCTTTTTGCATCTTCTAATTTTTTTAATCTTTCTTCTGTTTCTTGACGAAGTTGATCCATTTTTTTAGCATAATGACTGTCGATGTAGAAATATTCTCCGTTATGCCATTTTCCCTGATCTTCTCTTCCTTCTCTTCTTAGTTTTTCTTCTCGTGCTGAACCAAGTTGATTTCCTGGTTGATTTGAAGCATTGTCTGTTGCGAAATTACTTAAATTCGATCCTTTTATAACTCCTTCTAGCAATTTTGATTTTTCTTCCACTTGATCTTTTGAAAGAATTGGACGATTTTGTCCTTTTGGCCAATATCCATTATTTGGATCAATAACTTCTTTTATCGATCTTCCTTGTGCATATGCTCTATTGAAAACTGTTTCCATCCATTTTTGTTGTGCTTCTGGTCCTTGTCCACCAGTCTCTGCATGAGCAAGAGACAAAAGGTCTGCTTTTACTTGAGGATTTGACTCTAATTCTTCAACAAATTTCGTTCTGTCGATTGCTCCTGCGGGAATTTCTGGTTCAGGAAGAACAACTCCTGCTGCTTTTAATTGTTCTTCCATAATTTTATTTGGATCGGGTGGAGCAGGAGTTGCTGTCGATCCCCCTCCGCCACTATATGATGTTCCTGCTTTTCCTCCAGAAGATGTTGGTCCACTCCAAGGTGTGGCAGAAGTTACAGTTGGGGATTGTCCTCCCAAAACAACACCACCAGATGCTGCTTGTGTTAATCCCACATCAGGTAGTGGTTTTTTATAGTAGTCGGGGAAAAGTAAAGCAAACTGAGTTGGTGTGAGCAATGACAACCAATACGAACCTTCAGCACCAGAAAGAGTTTCCCGTCTTTCCGTTGGAGGCATACTACGAATTTTGTTATAGACTGTTTTGAAATTTATCGATTCAGTCTTCATCTTCTCTGTGCCTTCATTTCATTTCTTCTCTGCTTTGCTTGATCTTCTAGATTCTGAATGTGTTGATGCAGCATATCAATATAAACCAACTTTTCCCAAGGAATCATACCTTCGATCTCTTGCAGACTATATTTGTGATGCTGCATAAGACTAAAGTTGGTTCGCATGTGATTCATCAGATTATCATAACCAAGCATTAGACGAAAAAAGTTGTGAAGTCACTGTACTCCAATCTGTGGTCAAATCCACATTTCTTACATTTGGCATTTGCGGTAACGACAAAAGAAGGAAAGTGATCAACCCAATATTCCAGTTTTTTGAACTGATCTTGAGTGAGACTTTCCACAAACGAATAAAGTTCGTCTCTTGTCAAGTCTTTTGACGTGTGAACTTTCTCTTTTTCCTGAATGTAATCGATGCTTCCAACAATCATGTGTATTTTCTTATTGAGTGCGGTATCTGTATCCATGATGGTCTTCATGATCGCATATGTTGGATACTTCATCTTGACTGCGATTGTTGGTGATATTTTGATCTTGGGATCGATCTCTTCCTTGACTGTCTTGACGTTTGCAATGTCAATTTTGGCAGAGAAGATGTTTCCACATTCTTTTCCTTCAACAGAATTGTTGCATTTGAACGATACATCCACAGTATCTCCAACAGACTTGCCTCTTAGAGCAATGAACAAATAGTCAATGTCAAAGAATGGTAGTTTTTCAACGTCCACATCCTTATTGACAAGACAGTTGTTTATGACCTGCTTGGTTGTGTGAATAATATCTTTTTCGTCTCCTGACTGTAGTGCCATCAGAAGCAATTTTTCCTCTTTGACCGTGAAAGGTCTTATCAAGACCTCTTTCATGCTCGATGGTAGTTTGACTGTATAAGTGGGGAGTTCAATCGTTGGTAATGTCATGTTATATCCTTATCTTCCGCCTGTATCTCTTCCTTCAACTAGTGTATATCCTCTTTGAGGATCCATGTCTCTATTTCTTCTCGTCCAATTGTAGTATGAAAAGGTTACCATCAATCTATGGAATTCTCCATCGGCCCATGTTGATGGCTGTTGATGAACAATGATGGGAAATGCTCTGTGCAGAGTTATATTGTAATTTGCAACTGGTGTTGTTATGTTTTCATCAACGTTTGATGCAAGATTTTGAGGATCTTTAGATACTGCAACTTTGGGTCTTCCATGATCAGCAAAGGTAAAGATATCAATCTCTGCTTTGTAATTATCGATGTAGTTAAAGTCATAGGAATTTGGAGGATTAATAAGTGTCATCCAATCATCAAAAAACTGTCGTTCGAATGATCCATTGCGACAAATAAATGTCATGTCAAAATCAGCATATGCTGTTTGAACTGGATACTTCAATTCTGGACCATAGTAGTGAACGTTCTGTGTTCCGAGTTCTCTTCCTGGAATGTCAATAACATCACAGAGATAAATCAAGTCTCTAAGAATAGATGTTGCCTTTAGTGACAGTAATGATGATCCCGTTGGCATAATTCGCGCAATGAATCGAGCACTTCTTGCCAAACCACCATATTGATCTGCAACAGATCGAAATCTCTGCATTGTCAAATCATCAATTGGATTTTCTATTTGATATGATGGCATGTGTTTCCTACTTCTTTGTTACAAACATTTCTACTGGCAATGATGCTGCTTTGTCCCATTCATCGGGAGTAATCTCTATAAACTTGCTGCGAACGTGTGAGTAAAGGTATCTTTTGATGCATGGTCTTGCCAAACTGTTAAGAATTTTGGATGACTGAAGCAAATCATAAGACAACTTCAGTCTGGTTGATGGAGTTAGTTTCTTATTGGAAGCAAATTTTGACAGTTGATTGATCAGATACAATCTCTGACCATAGTCCAGATAGTGAAGATTCAGTCCCAGAAATCCATCCGAATAACTCTCAATCGGGAAGACCATGGGAAACTTGTCATAGATTGGAAGTATGTCTTTCCACTTGGGATCGTATTTGAAGAAAAACATTCTACCTATTACGGTGGTGTCTTTTGATCTTTCTGTATTGGACAAAATTTTCCGACGAAAACCAGCAGCCGTTCTCGCCTTTCCTGTCAACCATTCAATCAGTTCTTTGTCTGTGTACTTTTTCTGCGTCATCAACTATTTATTTAATTCCCAGATGATGCTCTGTTAGAATTGTGAATTCCCATCCCTGATTGTCACAAAATTCTTTGGCATATTTCCATTTGCTCTGATTCACGCCCCATGTGACGCACTCATTGAGATATCTCCGTGAGTTTCTTTTCTTGGGTTCTTTCGGTGGTTTGGTCTCCTTCTCTGGTTTGACCTCGATAACCATGATGCGAATAGAACCGTCTTTCTTACGAACCTTAAGCACAAAATCTGGATAGTATCGCCTTGCTCTACCCGTTGTTTGATCAATGTAGGGTATGCAAAAACCATTGGGTCGACCGTCAGAATTGGCAGATTTGGTGTCACTTTGCCACTGAATGACATTGGGATTGGTATCGAAATGCTGCATAGCACGCAGTTCCCACAGACTTCGATAGACTATGAAGTTGGGATCGCCGTTGTATTTCTGTGGATTTCGCGGTTTGAAGAACCCTTTGTAACTTTTGCGCATATGTTTCCTAGGAATGAGTATAAATATATAGCACACTCGTATAGGAAAATTTAATGGACATTAATGACGTTTTTAAGCCATTTAGAACCATTGCTGGTCTTAATCAAGGTATACCAGGATATGATACTGTCAGTCGAGGAATAACTACTGCGATTAACACATCTGTTGAGGCAGTAAATCCAGGTAGAGCAGATGGAGTATCTGAAAGCTTCGATCTGGCGCAAGACAAATATGATTTTGATTATCTAGTTTTTCCTAATGACATTGGAATGAACGACGTTGGTCATTACATGGTCATCAATATCAATGTTCCCACAGAGGGATTTAGCACTGATACAAACGTCAGAAGTCCAGCAGGAAAGTTTACGAATCAATTTGACGTTATAACAACTGGAAATAAGCAATCCAAAGTTGATACATTAAGATTTGGTGGCTCTGGTGGAGTTCTGGGTG